CCCCAAAGGCTCCCTTGTGTAAAGGGAGCTGTCGCCGCAGGCGACTGAGGGATTGTCGCGCCGAATCTCCGCTGCCATTCGTCGATGATCTCCTGCTTGCCCGGCAGATTGATGAGATCCAGCTGCGCGGCAAAGAGCTTCCAGTTCTCCGCCGTCACCTGGCTCTGCGTGAGCGCCTGCAGCGTCTGGAGCGTCTGCGCCTTGCCGTGGGCGATGCTGTCGCCCGCCGTGATCGTCACGTCCACGCGCGGGAAGTACTTCCACTCCTCCCGCACAACGTTCCCGGCCTTGTCCGTCACAGCCGGCATGGTGTCCCAGAAGTTGTCGGCGTTGAACTGCATCGTCTGCGCCGCGCGGTCCTTCGTCTCGTCCGCGCCGATGAACAGCATCCGGTCATCGTCGAAAAATTCCAGCGCCAGCCAGTCGAGCAGCTCATAGAGCCGCTCGAACCCGGCGTTGCGGTCCGCGCCCTTGATGTCCGCCTGGCTCTGCGCGTCCTGCCGCATCATGGCAAGGCCGGTCGCCGTCGTAACGCGGCTCGCTTCCTTGCCGGTGTTGGTGTCGTAGTTTCTTGACGCCGCTCGATCTGCTGCTTGAAGAAATCCACGCCCATGGAGCCATTTGCGATGCTCTGCAAGCCGCCGAGCCGCTGCACGCCGCCCATGCGCCCCTGCTTGAGATGCACCACAGCTCCCGGCTCATTGGTGAATTCCTCGCCGTCCGCGAGCGCGCTGTCCTCTACGAGCAGGATGTCGTTTGCGAGGAACGTGTCGTTCAGAATGTTCATGGCGAGCTTCCGGTCCGCGGCGTCCACAAGATCGAGGATCGGCATCAGCTCGCTCCTGTTCCAGAAGCGGTTTTCATCCTGGATGCGCCAGTAGTGTACGAACGGGAAGAGCTGGTTCTGCTTGCATGTGCGCTTCCAGTAGTTCGGGATGTATTTCAGCTCCCGTCCTCCCGCGAGGATCGAGCACGCCACCGCCCCGGCGGGGACGGTCTCGCCGTCCTCCGTCGTTTCGATTGGCTGCCGGAACCAGTGTTCGAGCACCTGCACCGTGTCGTCCAGATCGTTCACTGCCGTCGTGAGATCGAACATTCCCGTTCTGGATACATAGTCCGCGGTGAGGATGTCGTCCGCCGTGAGCCCCAGCTTCTCCAGCTCGCGGCGGAACACCTGGCAGAACTTCACCCGGTGCATCGTGTACACATAGTCCACATACTGCCCGTCCTGCAAAGTGCCGTCGCGGATGGCGGGATCCGGGAAGATCGCCTCCGTGGGGATATCCTTGATCCGGATATCCCCCTCGTTTACGCCGCAGCGCATGTCCTTGTCCCAGTACGCCTTCCAGAAGGCGTCCCCGAGTTTCAGCAATCTTCGTTCGTTGCGCGTGTTCATATCGGCGAGACGGTTGTTCTCCGTGATGTAGCGCACGGCAAATTCGCGCTGCTTCGCCTTCTGGCTGTCGAGATCGTTGTCTCGGCCCCGAAACTCCGGTTCCGGTACGGTCGGGTCGATCTGGCTTTCCACAAGGATGTACGGATCCGGCATGTTCGCCGGGATCCACGGCACATCGTTTGCGCGGCAGTATTCGATCATCTCCTTCGAGGCGTCGTGGATCCCGTTGTAGTAGTCGTTGCACCGCTCCCACTCGATCTCCACGGCGGTGCGGGCGTTCTTCGCTCGCCGGAAGAGGGCGTCCGCCGTCTCCTCGCGCATCTCCGGCGTGGAGTAATCGTACCCGACGATCGCCCGCTCGCCGGTCTGTTTCTTCTTTCTCATTTCCGCCGCTCCGCGTCGATCTCGTTGACGCGCTTCTGGACGGCATCGTATTTGTCACCGAGCTTCTGTTTGCGCACCGTTCCGTTGCCGTAGTCGCCGCGGATGACAGCGTAGGCAAGAGCGTCGATCTCGGCTGCGGTCAGCTCATCGGACGTCGGCGGCGTGGTCGGCTCGCCCGTGCCCTGCTTGGCGAGAAGCTCATTGACGCGCTTCTGGACTGCTTCGTAGTCATAGCCCGCAGCCTCAAGGCGGCGTTTTCGCTCCGTGCCGTTGCCCCACTTGCGGTCAAGCACCTGCTGTGCCAGCTCGTCAACGGTCGGCTTTACCGGGGTCTCCGGCTCCACCGGCGCGGCAGTTTTTCCGCACAGCTTGTCCCAGCCCGCGCGGTCGATGTAGGCCAGGTTAAGGTCAAGGCGGCGGGGATAGCCGTCAAGAAAGCCCATGGAGGTGTACTGGCGGATGGTGATGTTCTCGCCCCACGGTCCTACTTTTTTGTTTCCGGGCGGATCGGCGAGGTAGCCGCGCACCGGGGTGTAGCCTTTCTTGTAGTTTTTGTCGGTCGAGATCGCGTACTGCGCCACCCAGAGAGGGTGATTCTTAGCAACCTCGGCCCACACCTTAGAGTTGGCCGTGCCCTTGCTCATGTAGATCATGGCGCGGATGCCGGTCTTTTCGTAAACGTAGTCCAGCCAGCGCTTGGCCCAATCGGAGCCGAGCTTCACGGCCTTCGCTTCCCAGTCAAGCGCAAGGACGATCTTGCCGAGGTAAGGCTCGACTACGCTCAGAAAATGCTGCGCTTCTCTCTCCGGTGTCGTGCCGGTGAAGCCGTCCAGCGCGAAGTGATAAGCGCCTACGCACTTACCCTCCGAAAGCGCCTGTTCGATCTGCCGTTTGAAGTCCGGGGAAACGTATCCCGTGCCGCCCGTGGCTTTGCAGATGACAAAGTCACAGGGGACTTTGGTGAGGTCGATTCCTCTCTGGTGGTCTGCGATGTCAATGCCGTTCATCATTTTTCTGTTCCTCCTTAGTTTGTGTATTGCACATAAATGTCGCCGTCGGCGCCCGTGCCGGTGCTCGGCGCGCTCGTTCCGGCGTAGATGTTGCGGACATTCGTGTTGCCCATGACGATGATTCTGGGAAGGTTGTGCCACTTTGTGATCGTGACCATGTCGCCGGGGCGGTCAAGGGAAATGCTCCCCGCGCCGCTCCATAACATCTTCCGGTCATTGCCGTCGATTGCGGGGATACCAGCCTCCCAGCCGACTGTGTACGTCACGCCGCCCACCACTTCGCCTCTAATAAGTGTTACGGCCCATCCAATCGGTAGCGCCGCGAGGACTTCGGAGGTCAACGTGAAGTTTCTGCTGGCAGATGGCGCGACAACACAAATTTTCCCATTGCATTCGGCCGCAAAAGGCGTAATGTCAGATCGTGATTCGATGGCGATGCCCAAAGCATCCGCCGCCAATTTCTCCCGTGTCACAACGCCCTCGCCGAGATTGGCCGTAACGATCGCTCCATTCGCGTTAGACGCAGCGTTAAGATTCGCCCTCGCCGCTGCCGCTGTGGTCGCGCCCGTGCCGCCATTGGCGACGGGGACAGTCGAAACAGCGGAAAGCGCACCGCTTCCGTTCGCCTTTAAGAAGCCGTTCAGCGTGCCGAAAAGCGCCGTGCGGATTTTAGCGACGATGTTCGACCAGAGCGTTTTCCGGGTGATCTTTTCGGAGGTATCGTAGAAGGGGAAATAGTCTCCGTCCGCGACATCCTCGACGGCAGTCAAAAGCACTGCGTCCTTCTGTCTGGCGTCGAGGGCAGATTCGACCGTGGCCTGCGAGCCGGACACAAGGGGGATATTTGCGGCAACGACTTCCATATTGCCGGAATCGTCCGGGAATTTACCGTTGACCTTTCTAACATTGCCGCCACGATAGCGGTCAAACGAACAGACAAGGTGCTCTAAAGTGGCCTTTTTGTTTGCACCGGCAACGTACACCGGAATTTCTCCGGTGAAACCTGTGCCCAGCAGTTCTGCGGGCTGCGTTTCCGGCAGCCCGTGCGTGAGCGGCTGCATCTCATCAATGGCCGCGGAGAGCGTTGTCTCATCCTCTGTACTCATCGGGATATCCGCGCCGGTGAGCGCGACATTCCCGGAATCGTCCGGATCTTTGCCGTTGACCGTATCGACGGAGCCCACGCCATTCAAGCCGTTATAAACGGAGAATGTGGTATACTCCCCATTGTCGAACGTGATCTTGTATGCATCCGCCGTGCCGGGAGCGTGCGTGCCGCTTTGCAGCGTGATAGACGCGATGCCGTTTCCGTTCTTCACGGTGAAGGTAGATGTGGAATCGTCCGTCAGCGTGACGGTGTAGGTGTCCGTCAAACCGTTCGTTCCGGTTTTGACAATGCTTTTGATGGACGTGCCCGGCTCGCCCCGGTCGCCCTTCTCGCCCGGCGGGCCCTGAAAGTAAACTCTCTCGGGCATCGCCATTTTCCCGCTCATGGACGCTTCCGGCGTCAGTTGTCCCGACAGGGAAACAATAGGGGTAATGTCCGCCATTATGTGACCTCCTTGAGGATCTCAAACGTTGCCGGCGGGATGACGGTGTAAACATCCCCCTCCGCCGTCGTGAGCTGCACGTCGTATATATACCTGCCGAACGCCAGCGCCTTTGTGTTCTCCGGTTTGATGTGGAACGCTTCCCCGCCGGGTACGCGGATCTGCACGGCGGGCGATGTATCCATCACCGTTTTCTTGACGGTCAGAGTAACCTCGTCCTCCTCCGTGAATACGTATTCCTTCCCTGTGACTGCGTTCGTCGCACGGTCAATAAACAGCCGCGCCGTGTCGCCGCGCGTCAGATGGATGGTGTTGTCTTTGTCTACTGTGAGCACTACTTCCACGCTCCCCCTGTTTTGAATTTTACCGGCCCAGTTTTCCACGCGCCGGAGACCTTGACGTACACCGCCGACGCTTTTTTCCACGCGCCGGAGACCTTGACATAAACCACATCGCCGAGAAGCGCCGGGGCGGTGAAGCTGGTCGTTCCGTAGTTCGTGCCGTCGTTGTCCTGCCCGACGTAGACCTTGATCGTAGCGCCCGCCGCCGCCGTTCCGGTGAAGTAAGCGGTCCTTGTGCCGCTGGTTGCGGTCCATGTGAGAGATGTGCTCGCCCCTGCGTTCGAGCCATTCACGTCGCATCGCAGGTAGGATGCCTTGACGTCGTTTTTGTACCACGTTCTGGTTTCGACGACTTTGAGCGCAAACCCCGTGCCGGTCATGCGGGCAAAATAGACCACGCTCGTGATCTTGAGGTTGTTGCTTTCCCACGTCGTGGTCCCTTTCTGCACCCACGAACTGCCGCTCGGCCGCGTCGGGGCGGTTAAGCTCCATCCCATTTAATTCACCTCAATTCGCGTACTGGATGTAGATGTCGCCTTCGGAACCGCCGGACGGACCCTCTGTTCCGGCGGTTATGGTCCGCACCTGATTTGCGGCGATGCCGAATTTCGTGTAAGAAATGTTGTCGGCGAGCTTTGCGGCGGTGACGGTTTTGTCCGCCAGCTTCTCCGCCGTGATGGTCTTGTCGGCGATGAGCGCTGCCGTGACCGCACCGGAGGCGATCTTCTGCGTCGTCACCGCGCCCTGCGCGATGTGTTTCGAGAGCACGGCGAGCGCCGCGAGCTTTTCCGCCGTGACCGCGGCGTCTTTGATCTTCTGTGTCGTGACTGCCGATGATGCAAGCTGGCTGCTGCCCACGCTTCCCTCGCCGAGCTTCGTAGCGTCCAGCACCGGGATGCGCGCTGCGGCGAGCGTACCGGACGTGATGGCCGACGCTGCGTGCGTGTGGCTCGCCGGAGCGCCGCCGAGCGCCGCCGCCGTCACCTCCGCGGCGAGCTTTGCGAGCGTGATGCTCCCGTCCATAACGCTGCCCTGCGTGATCTCCTGCATCGCCACGATGATCTCTTCGAGCGCCGACTGGATGTTGTCTGCCGAAAAGCCGGAGATCGCCGTGATGCCGAGCTGCCCGGCCGCTCCCGTTCCGGTCAGCTCGTCAAGAAGCGCGTTGAAGCGCTCTCTCACCACCGCCGTCACCAGCGCGTCGAATACCTTTTTGTTCTGCGCCGCCGTGCCGGTCAGCTTGTCGGGCTGGCTCTGCACGCCGTTCGCGGCAATGGCGGCTTCCGTGATCTTCTGTTCCTGTATGCTCATTTTTCTCTTCACCTCTTTGCGTAATTGCCTGTGACATAGTGCTTTGTGATCTGAAAGATACCGAACCCCTCGTTCGGCTCGGCGTTCCGGACGATGACCTGCAAGCGCTTGTAGTTTTTTACCTTGCGGTTGAGAAAGATCTCCTGCGGGCTCTCGTCCGTGTTGAACGTGATCCGCTCAAAATCGATGTCGGAAAAGTCCAGAATGTCCATCGGCTTTCCGGCGACCTTCTTTTCGTGGCCGCCGGTGCGGTCGGCACGGATGTATACCTCGGCGCTCGAGCGCGCATACGGCTTGATCGTCACGCAGCAGCCGCGCTTGAGCAGCGTCTTGAGAATGGCGGGCGTGCCGTCGTCATCGTATTTCGTCGC